TAAGGGTTCCTCGCCCTTCACGGGGGACGATGCGGAATTCGCTGCGGATGCGGCCGAGATTGCTGACACTGTAAAACCCTTCAAAGCCGGGGATCGGTTTCCAATTTTCGTTCGGCAAATCGGTCATGCGGAAAACACCTTCTGCTTGGAGGTAGAAGACAATCATACCTTCTTTGTGGGAAAAGGCGATGGGGTCCTTGTCTCCAACTGTGACGATCCACATTCTGTTGATTCGGCGATCTCCGAAGTCCAACGTCAAGCTGAAGTGAGCAATTTTCTCGAAGCCATCCCGACCCGCCTAACCAATCCCCTCACGTCCGCAATCGTGGTCATCATGCAGCGCCTGCACGAGGATGATGTGTCGGGCGCGATTCTCGACAACAAGCTCGGCTATGATCATATTATGCTGCCAATGCGCTACGATAAGCGCCGCGCTGGCCCGACTATGCTAGGGACCATTGATCCTCGCGAGGAAGATGGCGAGCTTCTATTCCCCGAGCGGTTTCCTGAAGAGGTCGTGGCTCGCGACGAGCGCACCATGGGGCCTTACGCCACAGCGTCACAATTCCAGCAGGAGCCTGTTCCCAGAGGCGGCGGCATCATCAAAGACGATTGGTGGCAGTTATGGGTCGAGGCCGAGTTCCCGCCGATGGATTTCATCCTTGCTAGTCTCGACACGGCCTATACGACAAAGCAAGAAAACGACTATAGCGCGCTCACTATATGGGGAGTATTTACGGCTGACACTAAAGCCAAAATAACTAAAACGATGACGCGATACGGCACAATACAACAAATGGAAAGAGTATACGAAGAAGGCGCTCCAAGCGTTATGCTAATGTACGCTTTTCAAGAGCGTCTAGAGTTTCCGGATCTTTTAAAGAAAGTATCTAATACTTGCAAATCTTTCAAAGTTGACAAGTTGATTATTGAAAACAAGGCGGCGGGCATCAGCCTTGCGCAGGAATTGCGCCGCTCGTTCAGCATCGAGGATTACGGCATCCAGCTTGTCGATCCCAAGGGCGGGGACAAGCTGGCGCGGCTTTATAGCGTGCAGCACCTGTTCAGCGAAGGCATGATCTGGGCACCGGACAAAGAATGGTCGGAGATGGTCATCCGGCAAACGTCATCATTCCCCAAAGGAAAACATGACGATTTGGTCGACTCCCTATCCCAGGGCTTGCGTCATCTTCGCGAAGCAGGCCTTTTGACACGCTCTATTGAGCGTATTGCAGAAATAGACCGGAATAAGGTATACAGGGGAGGCAAGCCGCCGCCATTGTATCCGGCCTAGAGGATAATCTATGCCCCTCGTCCCCAATATCCGCCTCGACCAGCCGGCCCAGCCTATGCCCGAGCCCGAGGACGTGGAGATTCAGCAGGGCGACGACATCCCCGAATACGACGACAAGGGCGCAATTATCCGCATCACGCACGGCGACGGCAGCGTGACGGTCAGCCTCGACGGTTCGCCGCTAGTCGAGCCCGAAAACAAGCATCCCAAGGGATTTTATGACAATCTCGTTGACGACATTGACGAGATGGAGCTTGGCCGAATCTCCGACGATCTCCTTCGCGGCGTCGAGGAGGATCTGCGGTCGCGCGAGGAATGGGTACAGGAACGCGCTCAGGGTATTCGCTTGCTGGGCCTCAAAATGGAGGTTCCCGGCATCCAAGGCGCGGCGGACGGCGCTCCGGTCGAAGGCATGTCCAAGGTCCGCCATCCGCTGTTGCAGGAAGCGGTATTGCGTTTTCAGGCTAACGCCCGCGCCGAATTGCTGCCGACCGATGGGCCGGTCAAGATCCGCAATGATAACAACAGCGCCAATCTGAACGAAGACACGCTCGCCAACGCGCTGGAAAAGGATCTGAACCATTACCTGACCGCAACGGCTAGCGAATACTATCCCGACACTGATCGGATGCTGTTCATGCTCGGCTTTGGCGGGACGGCGTTCAAAAAGGTCTATTTCTGCCCGCTTCGTAATCGGCCCGTGTCTGAAAGCGTCGATGCGGACGACCTGATCGTTAACAACTCGACGACCGATCTTCGAAACGCCAAGCGCATTACGCATCGCACCTACATGCGCCCCAGCGTGGTCAAGCGACTGCAAATCCTAGGCGTCTATCGCGATACGGATCTGGCAACCCCGCTCGCGCCAAAGTACGACGCGGTTCAACTGGAAAAGAATCAGCAGCAGGGCCTCTCTGCCGGCACCATGCGGCCCGACGACCGCGACCGCGAAATATATGAAATCTATTGCGAATTGGACATTAAGGGATTTGAGCACAGGTATAATGGCAAGGAGACGGGACTTGAAATTCCTTATAGGGTGACGATTGACGTATCGTCTCGCCGCATTTTGTCCATTGTCCGCAACTATACGGAAGATGAGGATAATGAACTACCAGACGCCAAAACCACCTTTGTCAAGTATACTTTTGTTCCCGGCATGGGCTTTTATGATATTGGCCTTCTCCATATACTTGGAAACACTACTAATGCCGTCACTGCGGCGTGGCGGGAACTCCTAGATGCAGGTATGTACGCCTGTTTCCCCGGTTTTCTGATCGCCGACACGGGCGCGAGGCAGAATACGAACATCTTCCGCGTGCCTCCGGGCGGCGGGGCTCTGGTCAAGACTGGCGGCCTGCCAATCAATCAAGCGATCATGCCGCTGCCCTACAAAGAGCCTAGCCAAGCGCTGATGGAGCTGGTCGAGAACATGGCGCAGACAGGGATGCGCGTGGGCGGAACGGCTGAACAGGCGGTCGGCGAGGGCGTGCAGAATGCGCCAGTGGGCACGACACTGGCCTTGATCGACCAAGCGACCAAAGTGATGAACAGCGTTCACAAGCGTATGCACGCCGCTCAGGCCGAAGAGTTTCGGCTATTGGTCGAATGTTTCCGCGAGAACCCGCAATCGTTTTGGCAGCGCAATGGCAAGCCCGCCTATCAGTGGGACGAACAAACGTTCCTTCAGGCCCTTGAGGACTGCGAATTGACGCCGCAGGCCGATCCGAACACGGCCAGTCAGGTGCAACGCTTGATGAAACTGGCGGCTTTGAAACAATTGCAAGCGGCATCGCCGACCATGTACGATCCGATTGCGATTGATAGCGCCGTCATCAAGGCGTTGGGGTTCAGCAATCCCGAGCAGTTCATGGCCCCGCCGAATGCGCAAGCCGCGCCCCCGCCCGAGATGCAGAAGATGCAGGCGGAAAGTCAGGCCAAAACGAAAATGGCCGACGCCAAGATGCTCGACGCGCAAACCAAAGCCGAACTCGCCAAGGCGAAGGCGATGGAAATTCAGGCCAAAGCCGCCGAGATGGGCGCGCGGCTACAAATGGATACACAAAAACATATGCGGCCCGAGGACAATACAATTGATATGGTCAAGGCGCGGGCAACGATGCTCGATGCGCAGACTCGTGCGAAGCAAGTCGAAATGAAGCGCGGCGAGATCGCGCTTACCGATGCCAACGCGCAGGAAGATCGGCACAGCCGGGAGAAGCTGGAACTCCTTCAGTTAGCGAAGGAAGTGCTCTTGCATCCAAATATGGCTCCTGTTGCTGAGCCTATTGTTAAGTCGGCTGAACAAAGCGGAGAATCCGGCAATGCGTAATCCGGCGAAAGACGCGCGCAGGGCTTTGCGGATTGCCAAGGCATCAGGAGGAGATGCGTTTATCCCGCCCGGTGATCCCAGTCGAGAAAAAAATCTATCTGATTGGCATCATGGCGCTCATCCGCTATTGAAAGATAAGAAAGGCAATCCAAAACTTATTTATCACGGAACATCTTACGATTTTTCAAAATTCAAAAAAAGTCCGACTGGAGAATTCGGGCCGGGGATATACGCTACTGACCTTTCTGATGAAGCATCTGGATATGCCGGAACTCATCGAGGGTCACAAAAGATCATGCCAATATATATGAATTTAAGAAATCCATTTATTCCAAAAACCCCTGGAGAATTTTGGGACAGGTTTGGCGGAGAAAAAGACGAAGACGCTACGCATAATGCAATGTCGGAAGGATACGACGGCGTCGTGTTTCGTCGGCCTTATAGAATTTGGAGTGATAAAACAAAATCATTTATAGACACTGGAAAAAAACACACGCATTTTGTTGCTTTTAGTCCTAATCAAATAAAGTCGGCAACAGGCAACAACGGAAATTTTGATCCCGCCAATCCCGATATTACTAAAGCCTCCGGCGGCAATGTAGCCCTGCCTCGCGCTGCTTCGCCCTCCGGCGGCAACGTCATCCAGAACGCCGTCAACGTCGCCAAGGGCATTGGCCGGGCGATTGCACCGCATCCGCAGGACCGCGTAGCGCTGGCAACTGGTGGCGATCCGTCCATTGAGCATCAACCCGCCGACGAGACGGGCTTTGACGCCTACCACGGTTCGCCGCATTATATCGGCGAAGAGGGCTTTCAGGACCGCGCGATTGATACGGGCGAAGGCACGCAGGATTACGGGCATAAGCATTATTTTGCGCAAAAAGAAAGTATAGCAAAATCTTATAGAGATGCCTTGAGCGTACCCACGTTTGAAATCCCACACGGACTTTCAGATGAAGCGGAAAAAAATTTAAGAAATATTGCATCCGATTACGATAAAAAACTAAGCAAATCAGAGTTGATAGACGTTCTTAAAGATAGGCGACGTGGTGAAGAGGGCGAAGATTGGATTGATGAACTTCAAGATGCTGCCAACTCCGGAAAAATAAAATTCAATGATAATCCCGGCCACATGTATCACGTTCGCGTCCACGCGAATCCCGATCATTTTCTGGATTGGGATAAGCCGTTAGCGGAACAGCATCCTGTGGTGCAGAAAGCATTTGCTGGAAGACTAAATGAGATCGAACCTTTGGGTTCGGTGTTAAGACGCGCTTACAACGATCCCGTGCATGCAGGAAACATTGTCGGAACGGATAGAGCGTCTCCCGTAGAATTGTCTAATAAACTTTCCGCCGCCGGCATCCCCGGCATCAAGTACCTTGACGCTGGTTCCCGCGACCCGAACACAGGCAAGCCGACTCGCAACTTCGTCGTGTTCGATCCCAAACGCATCCAGATCAAACGGCGGTATGCACGGGGCGGTGATGTCGTGGACCATGCGCTAAGGGTTGCTCGGGCCTCCGGTGGCCGGATTGGCTATGCTGACGGCGGCGGCGATCCGCTTGGTCAACTCATCGAACAAATGCAGCGGACGGCTGCAAATCAGCGGCAGATGTATCGGCCTGTCGCCAAGCCGTCCCGTGACATTCCCCTGCCGCCGTCTCGTCCTCCCGAACTGATGACAGCGGCTCCTCAGCGGCAGGCCCCGCCTCCGCAAATCGGAACGGCTGCACAGCAAGTCGTCGATGCGGCCAAGGGCGCGGAAGGCGTCTACAAAACCGGGAAAGAAGACATCTTCGGGCCGAGTAACCCGACGCCCGCCCCTGCCGCCGGCAGTGCGGTTCAGGGGCAAACTGACACGCAACCCACAACAAAAGGGTCTTTTGGAAGTTTGAATGATTATTCAACGGGCGTTGCCAGTAAGCTAGCGCAGCATTTAATGGAAAAATACGGCCTATCTAGGGACCAAGCGGTAGGGGCCGTTGGTGTTATGGGTTATGAAAGCGGGCATTTTCAGACCATGCAAGAAGTGGGTAGGTCTGGAACGGGTTCGGGTTGGGGATATGCCCAATGGACTGGCCCGAGAAGAACAAATTTTGAGAATTATGTTAAATCCAACGGGCTTGATCCATCTAGCTATGAAGCAAATGTTGGGTTCTTAGATCACGAATTAGAGGGGCCTTACTCTCACGCAATAGATAACTTAAAAAAAGCAGAAAATGTGGAAGATTCGGCGAAATCTTGGCTTCATAATTTTGAAGGCATGAGCATTGACGGTAAAAATGTTCAAGGCGTTCCCG